ATTCTCCTCCTCCATGCCCTGACGCACAATGCGGGAAACAAACTCGGGGAACAGGACGGAAGACTCGCTGGTATGGAAGAACTTCTCCACCATATCGCTGCCACTGCCCTTGACCTTGATATCGAATCGCTTCAGCTGACGCTGGAACGCATCCAGGCCCTCCAGCGCGGTGCCGCGGTAATGTTCGCTGGGATCCAGTTCCTCCAGAGTCTGACTGAAGGTACGGCCGCTGCGACCATACATGCCCTTCTCCAGCTTGACGTTTTCAAAATGATAAGCCATATTGATTTTCCTCCTTATAATACAAAGGTAACTGTTTTGCCGGTGGCATCCACATCAGCCACCACATACTTCTGACCGGTGGCATTGGCCTTGACACCGCCAGCGCCGTCAGCGGACAGTCCGCTCCACCCCAGTGCAGGATCGCTGCCGGAGTAGGGAACGGTCACCATGCCGCCCATGACCACCGCACAGGCCCCGTCATCACCGTCAACCGCCATAGCCACACCGCAGAAGTCCTCGCCGTCGGCGCAGGTGCCAACGGCACCATTGCCGCTGATCTTCACAACCTGTCCTTCCGTCAGGTCTTCGCCGCAGGCAAAGGTGGCCGCCCACTGACCAATCCCCTCAAAAGAAAGTTCCATATCATTCCTCCTGTTCAAAATATGTCTTTGCCTTCATCAGACAAGGAACACCGTTTCATCGCCCCGCTGCTCTGCTGCATCTCTGCGCCGCAGCTGAGGTGTCGCGGGAAACCGACAGGCAACACGGGCTTCGTAAGCACGCTTCAGCTCCATCAGCTCCGTCTCCTCCAGCCGGTCTGCTACTTTGGCGAACACACCGCCGTCCAGACCGTCGTCTGCCAGCATGGCAAGGCGAACCACTTCCCTGCGCAGTTCCTTCAGATACTTTCTGCCAAGGGCCGCCTGCTTCTCCAAAAGGGCTGTGCCAGCCTCCTTTTCGCCAAAGCGCTTCACGACACCGGCATTACGCTGGGCCGGCACCGCCACGAAGGACCACTCGTAAGCGTCCAGCGGTTCCTTCAATTCCGTAAAGCACAGCTGTTCGCCGTACATCTGTCCCCGGATATGATGGCAGCCGCCCTCCTCTGCGCCGCAGACAGAGCAGGTTCGCTTTGCCACGCTGCAGCCCACGCTGACTTCCTTTTTGATACCGCCCTCAATCTCGGTAATCAGATCCGCATTCTTCTCCGTACGCATCAGATAGGCCCAGCCCTTCAGCCAGCAGTAGCCATCTCCTGCCGTAGTCACCACAGCAGGTTCACGCACCACTTCCGTGCGGTAGATGCGGGCCGTCTGCCCCTTGGCAGACCACTGGTGGTCGAAGATACCGCTCTTGCCCAGAAACAGTTCCCCCAGAGTTTCCAGCGCCGCAGTGTCAAACCGTTCAAAATCCCGGTCCACCTCGTTGTCGCAGAGGCGAACACTGAAGATGTAGACCTGATCCTCGGTCAGTTCTGCCTTTGTAAATCGGTTGATGTACCCCAGTTCCTCTCGAATTTCCATGCACTTCCCCCTTCGTGAGCTTCCGCTCTGTCATTCTCAATTCTCATCTCGCCTGCTCCCTCGTCGGCACAAGCTCCATATCCTCCGTTTTCCCCTTCGGTGAAAACGCACTCAGTCCGTTGTGCCTTCTCTCCGAACCGCGTCCGCTGCGCTGGACTGCGTTTCGGTTTGTCTTGCCTGCTCGTATGCATCGTTCTCCAGTTTCAATTTGCGTGCCTGCTCCCGATAGAGTTCCGCTCTGGCCTCTTCCACCTGATCCTGCAGATTGATGTCATCCCAGAGCAATTCAAACCGGCAGGTATATCCGTGCATCCTCAGCCACAGACGGCAAACCCGCTCCATCACAGGTGTCAGACTTCTGCGGATGGCCGTAATCTCCGTGGTCAGCAGATCCGCCTGCTGCGCGCTCATTCGCTCCGTGGAACTCCAGCTGAGACCCAGCATGAAGGGCGGAATCCCCGTCTTTGCCACGACCTGTTCCAGAATCTGGCGAACAGGAATTTCACTGTCCAGAATCGGAGCGTCCTCCCCTATGACGCGGATGTTCACATCCCCCACCGCCACAAAGTCGCGCACATTTCCGTTCCGGCTCTCCCGCATGGCTCTGGACCACTCGTCGGCCAGAACCTGACTGCGCTCCGCCGCATTGACCCCTTCACCGCCGGGACAGGTGACCGCAAAGCGAACATTTCCGCATCGCTCCCAGTTCACCCCGATGGTGTTATAGATCTTCATCAGAATGTCCGTCAAAAACGGCAAAGATCTCAGCAGCGATACACCATATGGATTTCCGGTCTCGGGGTTCATCGGTGTAAACAGAATCAGGTCCTGACAGGGCAGTTCCTCCATGGTCCCGTGTTCGTTCACACCGCAGATACTGAATGCCAGCGGGTTTTCCCCCTCCTTGATTTCAATATCCTCCGCACGACCGCACAGCAGCGCCGCAATGTCGCGGTTGCCAACCGCCGGCACGATTTCACCCACCGCCTGTCCGCAGGTCAGCAGAGAGTCCAGATAGCACTCCAGAAAGGCGTTCACGCCAAACTGCCCCCTGCCCACAGGCACCGTTTTCAGAAATTCCTGCAGCAGGATCTCTGCCTCCGGATGGTCACACCGCACCGATACGCCGCCGGTCATACGGATCAGCTTGTAAATCGCCGCGTCCACCACAGGAACCGCCTCCCGCACCGCGCGGTACAGTTTCATCTCTCCTTTTCGCAGAGGAACATACTCCCCCAGCATCCCAAAGGGGTGCCTCTCACCGTTTCTCAGCTGCACCTCCAGCGGCTTCGGGACCACAGCCGCCTGCTTTCTGAACCAATCTCGTTTCAACGAACTCCTCCCTTTCCATTGCGCGCCGTTCACCTCAGCAGCGCTTCCGCTCCACGCTGACCGCTGCAAAACCGCCGCTCTCGTTCCTTTCCAGATTCATGGCAAAATATCGCATCTCGTCCATGGCGTGGTCATGTTCTTTCCGGGGCGCATCCCGTCCGCCACGCTCATCCCAGCAGTACAGAGCCATCTCCCGCAGACAGTCCCCGCACTCTTTGCAGATCCGGATCCGTCCCGTCCGCAGCAGATCGGCGGTCACCCGGATGCCGTCTGCCACAGTGTTCTCTGCCCGGACTACCCGGAACCCCCGCCGGCTCAGCACCTCAATAAAGCTGGCTGCAGACGGATCCACAATGATCCGTTCGATGACTCGCCCCTCTGCCAAAGCCTCCAGATCATCGGCATACTCCGCGTCGGTCCTCTGGCGTCCCGCCTTGCGGGAATCATAGTAGTACTCCTTCACCCGGTACCAGACCTCTCCCTGTTTCCCCCACAGACCGAAGGAGGCCGGATTGGCTGTTCCGTAGTCCACGGAAATGCGCCACAGGGAAAACTCCCCCTTCGGCACATCCGCCGCATCCCGTTCCGGATCAAAAAAGTCATAGACCAGCCCTTGCGCCGCCGTCCATTCTCCCAGCACAAATCTTCGATAAAACACGCCGGAATAGGCCCGTTCATAACGGGCACGGATCCGGGGTGACAGCACCGGGTTGTCCGCCATGGTAAACTGCAGCCGCAGGACATTGCGTTCCTTGGCTTTGAGGATCCACTCCTGATAGAACCAGTGCTGAGGACTCTCCGGGTTGCAGTTGAACCAGAGTCTGCTTCCCGGCACGCTGCATCGGGCAATGGCCTGCTCCACAAAGGATCGGGGCATCAGCGCCGTCTCGTCCATCAAAATTCCCGCCAATGTGCTGCCCTGAATCAGGGCCGCGCTGGACTCATCTCTTCCGCCGAACAGCAGAAATCGATTTTCATGTCCCCTGTACTGCACAATGATCAGGTTTTCCGACCGGCGCTCCCGCACCGTCATGCCCATTCGCTTCAGATACGGAAGCAGTTCCGCCAACAGATTTCTCCGGAGAGAGCCGATGGTCTTTCCGCACAGGCCGAACTGCTTGTCATGGAAACATTTCTGTGCCCACAGAAAGAACGACAGTCCCATGGCAAAGGTCTTTCCGCTTCGAACGGCTCCATCGCAGATAATGGCCTCCCAGTCGCTCTTCTGCCACCAGGTCAGCACCTTCATCTGTTTAGGGGAAATGCGCATTTTCTCAGCCATTTCCCCAGCCGCCTTCCATTTGTCCCGCAGCATCCTCCAGTGCGCGGTACAGTTCCTCCGCGCCTCCGTCGCCGCCGCTCTCCAGCAATCCATACAGGGTTTCCAATGCCCGCACCCGGTCGATCAGTTTCACTTCCACGCCCTTGTCCGTTACCTTGAGTTCTGACAGTGCCGTCAGGTCCAGCGCATCCGGATCTGCGGTTTCGGGGTGAAGGGCCAGTCTCACCGCATCATTGGCGCGGCCGAAGGCCAGCTGTGCCAACCGGCGGATTACATCCTCTCTCCGGATCTGGTTGGCCGTGCTGAGCCGCATTTCATCCAGCGCTTCCTGCATGGTCTGTTTTTTCAGTGCAGAAAAACCGTCTCTCTTTCCCGCCTCTTCCGCCG